TAGGCGGTGTTGCCCGTCAATGACGTAGCCCTGCTTGTCCACCACTACTGGGAACTGGTCGGTTAGGTTGCCGTTCTCAGTCATCAAGCGGATTAGCTGGTTGACGTGGCGCTTGTCTACCTGACGGTTGCCTGGCAGGTCTTTGAACTTGCTGTAGTCGTTCGTCTGTCGGACTACACGGGTTGTTAATTTCTCGTCCACCTTACTGCGTATTAGTGTTTTACTCATTACTCTGCTCCTTAAGTTATTTCTTCTTCTTAGCTGGCTTCAAGTCCTTAAACTGCTTGAGCCCCCACTCTTTACCCTCGTTGATACGCAGGGTGTAGAACGTGTACTTGCTCTCCTTATCTTTCGGATTGGCAAGCTCGTACTTGGATACGAAGTCAATCTTCTGCAGTGTGTGCAGTGCTAACTCGATATCGCTTGGACGGATACCACGACACCACGCCTGTAGCGTACCCTCTTCCACATCATCTTCGTCTTTGTTAGCCGAAGCGATAGCTCGTAAGAGCTCGTTCTGGATACGGGTCTGCTCGGTACCAAACTCTAAGCCCATCATCGTCTGGTAATCAACAGGGGTAGTCGCTATCAGCTTGTCCTCGCCTTTAATACGGCTGAACAGCTCCATCTTTTCGCCCTCATCCAGTGCGTTTATCACGAACACTGGGGAGTACATCAAGCGGTGCGCTAGGTCGCTGATAGTTTCTTTGGGGTATAGCTCGTGGAACACTGCTATCTGCATCGCTATTTCACGTGAAGTTGGTAACATTAGAACTCCTGACTTTCTGAACTTATTTGTGGTACCGTGCTGAACTCGAACACGGTCTCGGTCTTGAGTATCGTGTTTACCCGAGTAGTCTCTAAACTCTCTTTGATACGGTTAATGATTTCCTCATCACGCTCAACACGCATACAGGTAAAGGTATTGGTGTTAGCGTTACCAACCACGTAGTCGCACCATTTCTTGTCGGCTGCCCACATCTGTCCTTGCATTTGTAGCATATGTTCTTCGGGGACACCATTTGCGAGTACGTCCAAATAAGTCTTGTCATACACCCATTTGCACTCAATCAATCCATCGCCGTCAATTTCACCGTCTGGGGAGGCTACGAAGTAGTTGTTGTAATAGCAACCGACGGGTCGCACAATAACTTTGGTACCGTCGAACGCTTGCATTTTCTCGTACTCACGCTTTAGGAACTCCTCCATTAGCTGACCCTGCTCCATAGCACTCGTGACAAAACGTGTGAATGGCACACCGAACTCAATCTCGAACGCTAACTCAGCTTCGTAGTCCTTGCGAGCCTGTAGCGGTTTGCTGTCCCGCTTGCTCACTGCCAGCCAGTCCTTAAGCCGACTAGCAGTTACTTTACCCGCTCGTAGGTCAATCCACTCAGGACTGCGTTGCGGGGCGTCCGAATACTCGAACTTGTTTACGTCTAGGCTAGAAGACATCTGGGATATCCTCTGCGTTCAGGTCGATTGCACCCTCAGTTAGAGTATCCAGTGCAGTTTTCTCTTTGGGCTTTGGCTCGTATCCATAGAGGTTACGGTTGTAGCCTGTCTTTTGCTCGCCAGCCTGATTGGTGTAAACGTAGTCACTCTTCTCAACTTGGTAGAAAGCTTCCTTGCCGATGAGGACTTTCTTACACAGTGCTACCATTTCTTCACTGTTCTTAACGCCGTTAATCATTTCACGTGCAGCGTCTTTCTTGGCTTCCAACGCGTTGTGCACGAAGATTGCACGGATAGTGTTAAAGGTGAACTTGATAGCCTTGTCGGTGGTAAACCACATACGAGCGTTGCCTTCTTCGCCGTTCTCACCCTCAACGGTGAACTCGATGAACTCTTTCTCGTTGTCATTCACACCGCCAGTAACGTCAACGATGGATACCTTGTGTATGCCCTCGCCAAAGAACTGACCCTGCTCTGCTTTGTGTTCGTCTGTAAAGTCTGCCATTACTTTTTGCCTTTCTTGTTAGGGCTAACCCAGCCCGCTAATTTGAATAGTTTGTTACCTAACCACGAGCGTAAATTACGCATTGTTCTCCTCCTTCTTAGTTGCTGGTTTGCCTACACCGTAGTATGCACGGATAGCCTTGTCCACTTCTTTCAGGTCGTTCGGGATTGTCTCGGTATTGAACATACCCAATGGGGTTTTGACGCCTGTACCGTCAGTCTTTACCTTAAACACGAACTCACCATCAGCTGTAATCTCGTTGGTGATAAGGATGTTGGTCAAGCCTTCAAGCACAACCTTATCGCTCAACATCTTGCCTGTAGTTTTGAACCGTAGCATACCGTCCTCGGACTCTGCAGCGTGTGCCATAACGTAAAACGTCTGGTCGCTCTCTTTGTCGATGATGGACTTGAATACCTTGAACATATTCTGTGCCATCTGGGTAAACTTAGCGTAACCGATTTCGTTTACGCGTCCCATTTCCTCGAAGCTCATCAGGTAGTTGGCGTCGTCAACCACGATGATTGGTGCGGTGGATTTCTCTATCGCGTTCAATACATCAGCGTATGACTTGGGGAACATAGTCGCTATATCCGTACGGAACGGTAGCTCCTTGCCACTAGACAGCACAACACTGGCTTCGCCTTTCTTCAGATTTCTGAGGCTACTGGACTTGCCAGTACCGCTCTTGCTTATGACTAACACTAATCGTGCCATTATGCTATCCTCACTTTAATTTTTTGCGGTTTAGTCTCGATAACCGTAATTGGTATCTGTTTGCTCCACACGCCCATTGAAGCCAGCTCATCCTTAATAGCCTTTTGCCTGCGCAATAGGTGGAGCTTCTTTACTTCGCGCCTATACTTGCGGTAGGCGTCTTTCAACTCTGTTCGGGCAATTTTAATATCACCCTTGTATGTATTACTCTCCATATCGTCCTTTCTTAAAAGCCGTTTTTACGTAGGAACTGGTCTACTGCTTCAGTGACCACGTACGTAAGCGTGCGTTTTTCTTTAGCCATATATTCTTTAACGCGGTCAGCTAGTTCTTGTGGTACGTATACCCCGAAGATAGCTTTACCGATTCTTGATTTTCTAACGGTTGCCATAATACTCCTCTCTGTGTCTTTAGTTTACTCGGCTTGTCTTGAACTGTCAAGCTAATTCATACCTCCCTCCTGTGCTTTTAGCATCTCGGCAGCGGGGTTATCAGCCATCCACACCTTCTCTGAGAAGTCCATCTTATGCTTAAGGGCTTTCCACACATCTTGGTCGATACTGCCCTGCACGCTTATCAGGTAAAACAGGGTTTTCTTCTTCTGCCCTGGTCGGTGTGTACGCCCTCTTGCTTGGTGGAAGTTGGCATAGCTATAGGTTGGGCTCAGGAATATAGTGACGTTCGCATAGGTTAACTCAATCGCGGTAGAGGCTGACTGGTATTGCGCTAGGGTTACGCTCGGCTTCATTGTCGCCCACACCTCTCTAGGTGGTAAGTGACTAGCGTGCCCCGATTGCTCAAAGATTACACGCTTGTTTTCCAGCTTACTGAGTACGTCCAGTATCATATCGCGCTCGCCATTGAAGTTATAGAACACCACGATATGGTCTTGGGTACTCTCAAGGATTGACTGAAGGGCATCTCTCCGAAGGGGAGTCAGGCTTTGCCGAAGGGCATTGAACAGTTTGCTGGCATTATCCAGTAACTCGCCATTAGGCATAACACGTGACCGCTTCATATCGTCGTAAGCATCCTCAAACTGCGGGCTCATCTCCACACGCTCACCCAGCGTCTGCACCTCTGGCAAGTCTACCAGCCCATCACGCTCAAGGTTCTTGCTTATGCGGTTCCAAAACCTCGCCATTGTTTCCACGTCGCGGTAGCCCAGTATAAGCGGGAAGCCTCGGCTGCGGTCTACATCCACAAACCGCTTGTAAAACTCGGTCTTATTGCGTACGAGCTTAAACAATATTGCGAAGTTCTCCATACTACGCCATCCGTTAGGCAGTGGGCTGGCACTTAGCCCGATGAACTGGTCTGCCATCATCGCTAGGTGTCTGACCGTCTTACCACGCTTAGTCTGGCTGTTGCATACGAAGTGACACTCGTCGGCTATCACACATAGCCCTGGCATACCCATATAAGCTTTCGCGTTACGGGTGAACTTGTCGTAGCTCACTACCCACCATTCAGGCTGTGCTAGTCCGAAGAACTCCTCTATCTCACGTTGCCAGTCGCCTGTCTTTACCTTGCTGGCTGGTGCTAACACTAACAGTGGTCGCCCCTCACCATACTTGCGGTAGTGACCTAGACTCATAATGGTTTTGCCTAGCCCCACATCCGCACCCATTATGCAGTTCTTCTGCAGTGTAGCGATGTAGTCTTTCTGATACGGGTATAGCTCTTTCATTTGTGGCTACACGCAGTCTTACTGTGATTGTAGCCTTGCTCCTCTCTCTCGCAGTAAGTCGGGCAGACTGGGCACTGGTATGACCAACGCTCATAGCCGTCCTTAGTTGTCCACAAAAACGCACGCTCTCTATAATGCCCTCGTATAAGCTTATGCAAGTAGCTGTGCTTAAACACATAGTTCGGTTTCTTCATAATTTCCCTCTCTTTATTCGGCGGGACGTGCTTCTCGGATAGTACAAACACCAACGAAAAACTATCCTCGGTACTGATTACCTGCTACCAGACGTTAACCTGCAGTAACCGCCATTTTTATTTAACTCCAGTTTTCTGACTTCTCAAAGTCGCCAACTGATTTCATAATCAGTTCGGCTAACTGTAGAGAATTGCGGGCTGTTAGCTCGCTACGCTTGAATATACCCTTGCCAACTACATCTTCGTAGATGCTCTCAAGGTTTTCCTCTTTGGCTAGTTGCTGGATAATATACAGCAATTTCTGGGCTGATACACGTGTACCGCCCCTAAACTCAAACTCATCAGCCTGTAGCAAGTCGCCTACAAACCCGATATCGTTTACCTTGCCAATTTCTAGCTGACCGTCCTCGCTAACCTTCATCGTGCCCATCGTGTACGTTAGCATCAGTACCCACATCATCTCGCTAAAGCGGTGCAGTGACATAGGCTTACCTGGAAGCACTTTGGTTTCCATTATAGTCTTAATCTCTAACGCCAACAGAGCGTGTATCATCTCGTCCTTAAGCGTGTGCAATTTGCCAGCTTCAGCCAACAAATTACGTAGTTCACCTGCACTTTTACCCGCTCGTCGGTCTAGTATCTCAGGCATATTAGCTGGTATTTCAATCTCACGTGCTTTTACTAATTTACTCATTACAAATCTCCTTATTTTTAATCTGTTATCGCTAAATACTCTGACAATGCGTCCCCCTTAAGCGCATCTATCGCCTTATTGTGCCACTCGTAGTAAAGGTCACTCAACGCTTGCATAACAGGGTCTAGGTACTCAAGCCCTTGCTCCTCGTTCGCACTCCACAGTAACCACAGTACGTGGTTTATGCTCATCACAAACTCAGCCCACTCTACAGCGGTATGAGTCGGTCCAATAAACATATGCGTTTTGATACTAGTGTTAGCACTCTCGTGTAAGTCTTTAGCAGTCTTACCCAGCCCAGCACTTGCTTGTATCATAGCGTTAGCTAGTCGGATAGCCCGCACCCAGCACTCGGTTGTCGGTATATAGCCCGACAACTCTGTTACTGGATTAGGTGCATCCTCTTGTATCTGCATTACTAATACGCCACTCATATTAGCACTCCGCCGTAAAGTAACATTGCTTGTTCTCTTTAAGCGACGCTAGGATTTTCTCGCCTAAGTTCAATCTGGCGTACCATACGAGCAAACCGCTTACAGTCTTAGGGTCAAAGCCCGCATCCTCTAACATCTTGTCGTTATAGCCGTTGTTGTCCTTAAAGAACTTGTCCAGCTTAGCTTTATTCACGCCTAGAGCGTCCTCACACTTCGCAATACCAGCTTCCACCTCGGGTATATGCTCCTCTTCAAACGCATACTCTAGTTGCTCAGGCTGATAGCCTGTGACGCCGAAGAAATCAGCGTCATTGCTATCCTGCACAGCAAACCAGAACTTACCGTTTATATCGCCGTCGTAATATCGTCCCATCTTAACTCCTTTAGAGCATTAGCTCTGTTAATAGATTACCCATCACTGCGGGTAACTTTGTTATATCGTCTATCTGGCGGTTAGTTGGCACTTGCTTTGCCTTACGCCCTATACCTAAACCAAACGCTAAGAACTCTGGTCGCTTTTCCCAAAAACGGGCTAGTGTACCAGTGCTGTCCTTATCGCCTTCGTGGTTTACGTATATCGGGTCGCCCTCTAGGATTACTTGGGTAGTACCGCCACTACCGCCTGGTGCACCATCACTGAGGATGATAACCACGTTAGTAACCTTATCGCTAGAGTGCTCAGATATATACTTGGTCGCTTGCTCATAAGCAACCCATTCGCTTGTACCACCTGCACAGTTAATGGTATTACCATCGTCGTCGTAGTCCTCAGCAAGAGCCTTAAATGTATCGTGTAAGAGTTTTGCATCGTCTAAAGGCTCATCAAAACTCTTAAACAATCTAAACGAGCAGTTCATACCAAATATACTAGACTTGATATCCATATCCTGTAAGGTTTTCACTGTACGGGCTACCGCTTCAAGACTCATCTGAATACGTGTAGGTGCATCATCGTTGTCATCGTCCTTAAGCGTACCCAGCATAGAGCCACTGGTGTCAATCAAGAACGTAAACTGATACTTCTTGTCCTTAATCGCCTTAAGCTTGAATAAGCGGTCACTGGTCTTATACGCAGTCAATCGCCTACCGTCTAGCTTGCCAGATTGTAACCGCTTGTTGTAACGCAGTCGCTTATTGTTGTCCATCAGGCTGACTAACACCTCTGTTAGCTTGTCATCGCCCTTAAGGGACGCCTTATCCACGATTTTCTTAATCTGCTTAAGCGTTTCCTCATCCGCAGTCGTTTCTAGTTGGCTGTTAGAGCCTTCGCCTGGGGTGGGAGCTGGTGGTGGGCTGGTGGGTACGTATTTAATCTCGCCAGTCTTTTCGTCTAGAACTTGGGTGTATGTGGTACTCATTACGCTAACCGCTCAACTTTCCGACCTAAGAAGTCTAGCGCAATCACCACCATCTCGTGACGTATGCACCATACCTCTAAGCCCTCTTTAGTCCAGCCAATCTCGTTATGTGACCAATCTCTCGGGCTCGTGTCTTTAGGGAGCTCCTTTAAGCACTCGCCACAGTGAATGAAAGCGGATATGTTGTTGGGGTAAGCGTGTGTTGTATTAGTCATCTTAAAACCCCTTTGGTACGTTATTAGCAGTCGGTACTAGTAACTCTTGGAGGATTTCCTTACGCACAGCGTCACGTACATTACGCTTGTCAATCGCTAA